CTAGTAGAAATGATTTTATTATAATATCACAAATAGTTGATTCTAGTATGTCATATGAAAAACCAGTTTTAGTTAGAACTCCAGCAGAGCTAGATATTTGGTTTGGTAAGAGTTTTTCTCAGTATGATTATCTATATGAGTTGCTAGAACATCAAGATGTTAGTTTGTATTTATATAAACCTATTGACACAACTGGTAGTAGTTTAATAGATACAATAGATTTTTCTTACTATGTTTCTACAAATGGTTATTATTTAAGCTATGATGATCTCCCTAAAGAGGGAAGTGATTCTACTATATATCCAGTCATAGAAGAGGAGGGTAAATATACAGTTCAAGATAGTGATTCCTTAAGGTATAATATGTATATTTGGAAGGATGATGAGTATGTTAACGTAGATCTATTACCTCAGTTTACAGAATTAAATACTAAATCAATGGAAAATAGGGATTCATTGAGATTAGTTTGTCTGGAAGAAGGTAGTAAATTTAATAACATAACATTCAACGGTCCACTATACTCTTATCCAAAGTATTATAATATATCTAATAAAATATATGATAAGTATACAGAGGATATTTCAAATATAATCAATAGCTACTCAACATTTGAAGTAGATATGAATTATATTGAATCTGGTGATTATACTTTCGCATTTGACATTGTATTTTCTAAAGAAGAGTTAAGTGATGGTTGGTTTATGATTCCAAAAAATCTTGGAGTTAATGGAATTCCAGATTACATAATGGCTTATAAAGGACCAATACCAGAGGATATTTCCGAAGATTACTATGACTATAAAGACTCTAATAGACATAAATTTAATACAATTGATGAGCTATTAGATATATTTAAAAATGTCTGTGGTTATTCTGTAATAAAGAATTCAAAACTAAGTTACACGTTAGTATGTAATAAACAAACTATTATTTCTAATTTTTATAATCTACCTGAAATAGAATCTGTTGAAACAAATATTGAAACTAATTACAATATTTTATCAAAGTTAATACTTGATTTAAAGTTTCCAAAAGCAGATTTCTTTTCAAAGACTATAGGAAATAGTGGTGATGTGGATTCAAATATCAGTGTTACAATCAACCATAGTGATTCGGATCCAAGTAGCTTTTATAGTATTATAGTTTCTAGATATAATTATACAGAATCTTTTCAAGGAACTATTAAGAATATTCCAGGAATTGAAAGACTAGATAAAATTATAAACAAATCTTCTAAACTTATTTATGTTAATTTTGATAGTGGTTTAACAATGCTTCCTGTTGGAACTTGGGAATTAAAAAGAACTACCGAAGAATCAGCAGAAGATTATAACCCAAATATGTATCACTATGCTTTAAATACTATGTTTGATAGGTTTGAAGATGATGGTTCATATGTGGACTTCCTATTAATAGATAATATACAAAAGTTTATTAAAAACGGAATTCCAGATGGTTATACAAGCTATCAAGAATATAATGTATTATTAGATTATGCACAGAAAGGAAATTTTCAGATATTAATCCAAAATAATCCTATTGAACATATTAACTGGACTACATTTAACACTATGGAGGGAGACGTTATCGATCTTGATGCAATAGATGAAAATGTAAATGGGGAATATGATAACTCAGTATTTGTTGAGGATTATTCTAACTATGAAGGAATACTAGAAAAATATAAATATTATATTTATGATAGAGAGAATAATACATTAGTCAGAACATATAATGCTGAAAAGACAAGTATGTTATTTGCTAATGATTTTGCTCTTAATCATACTCTTGATTTAGAGAATAGATTAGTATACTTTTATAGAACAATAAATACTGAACTTGGAGAAAGACCTGGATATTATCTTTTCTTGGATAATATAATTACAGGAAATACAAGTTTAACTAGAAATAATATCTCTGCTATTACACCATATAAACAGGGAGAAGATTCTAGAGAAGATAATCTACTTTCAGAAAAACTAAAAGAATGTAAGTGTAATTATTTAGTAACTAATGGTTTTGACTATTATTATGAAAAATTACAAAATGGTAAGTATTTCACAACTTCTATTTGGATGAGATTTATTTCAGATAAAATTAAGAAAGAATTCTTTAAACATAAATGGGAGTTAGTTGGTGAAAGAATGGATAATACATTAAGAAGAAAAGTTGACTCTATCTTAACGACTATTAGAAAATCTTTCCCTATAATAGTATCTCTTGACATTACTAGTTACAAAGAAATTTATAATGAAAACAAAATAAACATAAGTTTAAGAACAATATTAAGTGATTATCCAGAAAACGATATTACACTAAATGTTGCATTGAATTATACAGAATCTTAAAAATTAATTTAATATGGCATCTACTAAAGTAGCAGAATTAGTACGTCAGAATGGTGGCCTTATGTCTTACATCGACTATATTGGTGGTGGAGACAGTAAGGGACTTCGTGATGATAACAAGGAATTCCTTAGAAGCGACCTTTGGGAGTTTAGATTTACTATGCCTCCAAAGATTGTTTATTACCCAGGAGATGACTTGTTTAAGAGACGACTCACTTCAGTGCAGGTCGGTATTGATGATAGTGTTATTCCTATTTCTAAACGAGTTCGTGGTGGATTTACAATTAACCAGTCTGTATCTCAGAACATGAGTGGTACACTTTCACTGGCATTTGTAGATCGTGAGGATCAGGCTATTATTTATATGTTCCATGATTGGAAGAATAAGATTGCAGATCCAGAAACTATGTATTCGTTCCGTAAGGCTGACTTAGTCGCTGACTGTCAGATGATCCTTACCAACTCATCTCGTGTTCCAGTAAGAACTCTTGATTTCTTTAACTGTCAGTTGACTGCAGTAAGTAATGATGAGTCAGGTGCAACAGAGGCAGGTGGTGATCGTGCCGATGTTCAGGTTCAAATGAGCTTCGAGAGCTACAGAAGAACTTATAACAACATCTAAAAAGAAAATAGAAAAGCTAACACATGATAAAGATGTGTTAGCTTTTATTTTTAATAAAACCCGAATTAAAAAGATATTAGTAAAATTTTAAAGAATATTATATGGAAATTTTAACATCTCAATTGCCAAGTGGAGGATATGGATATGATTTTCCTTCAGTAAATATTAAGCCAATGAATTTTTTGGAAATAACTAACTATATCCAAGATATCCCGTCTGATAATCTAACAAAATATATGTATGATATTGGAAAGGTTTTAGAGGATGATAGTAATATTCAGAATTGTTATGCAATGGATTTGGATTTTCTAATTTTCTATAAGAAATTAATTACACTTTCTGAAGAATTGGCTTATACTGTTACAGTTAAGTGCCCAGATTGTGGAAAAGAAATTACTAAGACTATATTCTTAGATAAAGATATACATTTTAAGAAAATTGATCCACAAATTATGAATGGAGCTGTTATTAGTCTTGGAGGAACTAAGTATGAAACTACTGTTCCTACTGTTAGAGACTTTTTATCAGTATTTCAAAAATATTTAAGATACCGAAAAATAGAAGATTTAAATATTATTAAAACAATTGCATTATTCTCAAACTTTGATTTAGCAGCTAATGAAATTGAAAGTAAAGTTTTAGGTGCTACTCATAGTGATATTACGTTGTTGATGGCATTGAGAGATTTGTATTGCAATAGACTAGAACCTATTGATATATTCTGTCCAGATTGTAACCCAAGAGGATTAATAGATAATGAGAAAGGAGGACATATGACAGTAAGCGCAGAATCTCTTACTGTCGACATGTTTCAGCTCTATAAGTCTTCGCCAATTGATGGATCTAAAATTGTTTTTAAATAAATTTGCTAAGGTTGACAATATAGAGTGTTATACTATGTCTGCTTTGAAAGAATTGCAAAATAGTTATGATGCAATTTTGAAAAATACAAAGGGTATTGATCCAGATTTCCCTGGTATTGACTTTGGAGACAGTAGTAACACTATTAATTTGAATACATCTGGAGAACAGATAGAAGATAGTACTACATCTAAAACAAAATCAGGTATTTCTGATATACTTGATTTGTAATTATAGTACCGAGACTTTTATGAAAATAATGTCAATTCCCTTATTAGTGATGTATGGAAGATAGAAATAATGGGCTAAATCTAGATAAACAGACTATTGATACCTTGAGAAAGTATGGTGTTAATTTACCAGAAAGAATAGAACAAGGAAGAAAGTTAGGATTTAAAAAGAATAATATTGTTATAAATAATAATAACAATAATATAACTAACAATAATATTAGTGGTCCTGTACAAGGTCGAGATTTAGCTATATTAAGAGAACAAGAAGAAAAGAAAAAGAAGAAGCTTTCATTCAAAAACTGGATTGACAAAGTATTTTCAGCACATGAAGATGAAGTCAAGGTTAGAAATAAGGTTTTTGAAAAACAAGAATCTTCTCTTTTAAGAACATCAGAAAGATTAATTAATGGTGTTTCTAAATTTGGAAAGAAATTAGTATCAGCTTTTAATGCTAAAGAGTTAGTTAGTTATATTAATGGTGATTCCAAAAAATTATTTATTCTATGGGGAGTACATCTTATTTCTACTAATTGGCAGAAGTTACTAAAATTTGTATCAGGTATTGAAAGAAGATTGACAAGTTTTAGTGATTATCTCTATGGTGGAACTACAAATAAAGATGGAAAATCTGTTGGTGGAAAGGTTAGTGGATTAGTATCAGACTTCAGGTCATTAATTACTGGAAAGTCTGATACTAACAAACCATTCTCAACTAAAGATACAATATTTCTTACCTTAGCTAGTTTTTTAGGAATAGCTAAACAAGAAGCAGGAAACGTCGCAAAATCTGGAAAATCACTTTCTGAATCAATGGTAGAGTTTACTAGAAAGTGGTTTGAAGAAAGAGGTAGATGTTTAAAATTAATGCCAGGGTTAGATCTTACAGGGAAAGAGAATACTGTTGAAAGACTTTTAAAAATTGGAAAATGGTTAGGAGATTTTATTGGAGTATTCTTTGGAGGATCTAAATCATTAGTAAAAGCCTTTGATAATAAAATTAATACAAAAGGTTTAAAAGAATCCATATCTAGTGATTCTGAGAAAAAATTGGATTGGTTAACCTCTGATGAAGATGCTATCAATGGTATCTTTGATAGTAAGAGTAGTGACGGTGGAGCAACAATGAGAGTTCAAGATTTTGATTCTGAGGGAAACTTAAATGGTTCCATATCAGCATCATTAAATCAAAGTTCTACTCTTGAGAGAATGCTTACCTCTGATTTTGATATTAGTCGATCGGCTGTAGGTAATGGTCGAGATGTTAATATTAAAATGGCTGGTATTGTTTCTGGATTTTCTAGACTTGAAAAAGCAGCTAGTAAAAAGGATAACACTGGACAGGATGGTGTTGTAGTAAGTCCAAAATTATTAAACGTTATTAGTAAAACTCTTGGAATAAACCTTAAAGGAATTCCAGTTAAACAAGAGGAGTGGAAGATGATTAAATCTCCACTAACTAAAAAAGAAATAAATGATAATTTAAGTAGATCTAATAACGTTGCAAACAGTATTGCTGATGATGTTGCTTATGATATGGCTAATAAACTTTCTGGAGGTGCTACTAAATGGGTAAGTCCTGGAAAAGCAACATCTGATCTTGTTTTTGGCACAGTAGGAACGATTAGTGGCTTTGATGCCATTGGTGGTATGATAGGCATTCCTGAATTAAAGAAACTAGTAAGATACTCATCAAATGCTTTTGATGCTTATGCCGATACTAATGTTATTAGACACCTTGTAGAACTTAAGGGTGGTAAATTATTAAGACTAGTTCCAGCATCTTATAAACTTCAACCTGGAGAAGAACCAGCTGAAATGGAAATTAATGGAAAGAAGCAAAAGACTATTAAATTAACAAGACTTGATACTAGTTCTATTAATTTCTTAAAGAAGAAAATTGCTGAAAAAGCTAAGGTTGATAATATAAATTTCAATATGGCTGATTATTCTAAATTGGAGAAAATCATACTCCCTGGAATAAAAAGTCAATATGAACAAAGAATAAGAAATAATGGAGGAGACCCTGGTAAATTAAATCTCAATTTCAAAGATGGTAGTTTTTCTGAGCAGGATAAGGCAGAGCTTGATAAAATCATAGAAGAATATAAAAACAATACTTGGGAAGATGTTATTTCTCCTAACTTACAAAAATTTGGAGATACATTGTCTAAGTCTGGAAGTAGAGTAATAAGTTCAATTCCTATTTCAGCAAGTACGATGACAAGAGTTAAATATCTTGTTGGTCAACTTATGAGTAAATTAGGACTTACGAAAGAACAGGCATTGGGTTTAACAGGTCACTTAGTTTATGAGTCTGGTGGAGAGCTTAAGCCTGATAGACATACAGGAGGAAGATCTGGACCAATTACTTATAATGATATTGGTGGAACTGCCTATGGTATTGGTCAGTGGCGTGGTGATCGTATAAAATTCTTGATTGATAGATATGGAACCACACCAACCTTTGAAGAGGAGGTTGATTATGTGATTTGGGAGTTTCAGAATATCCCAGCCTATAAAATGGGTCTTAAGAAAATAAAATCAGCTACAACCGTGGAATCTGCTGCAGCTATGGCATTCGGTTATTATGGTTTCTCAGCAGGTGTTGAAAAAGGTATTAAAGCCCTTGGTGGTAATGGTAGAAAAATGTTCAATGAGCACATTAAGAGAGCTTTATTAATTGCTGATAAATATAACAAATCAATTTCAACTGCTGGTGAAAATGCTGTAAATAAGATACAAGATAAAATTACAAATAGTGATGCTAGTACAGCTGCTGCCAAAACTAAGGCTGGATTAGATAGAGCTAGTAAAGCAACTTTAGCGAAAAAAGAAGCTGATAAGAAGAAGGCAGATAAATTAAAAAGCTTGAACAGACAAACAAAAGCTTTAAGTAAGATTACACAAAAAGCAGCTGAAGTTACAGGTCAAATGGCTGAAGAAAGTAAGAATAGAAAGAGTGTCGTTAAGACTACTTCTACAACTAAGTCTAGACAAGAAAGTGTCGGCTCAAATAAATAAAACTCTTTATGGCTAATCAAAATACAATAAATACATTAAAGAAATATTCTGGAGGCCGAGAGTTAAGTTTTTCTCAGCCTCAGATCATTATAAACAACAATAATACAAATGTTGTTAATAATGTTGTAGATGCTGAAGAAAAACAACAAGTAGATACAAAAAAGGCAGCAAAGAAGGCTGAAGATATTAAAGAACTTAACAAAACTTTATCATTAAATTTATTAGGAAAAGATCAAGTAGCTCAATCTAAATTTAAAGAATATAGAAGAGCTGGAGAAGCTATTAATAGATTCTTTTCTGACGGATTTAAAGGATTTACTAGTACTATAAAAGATATAGCTGAAAGGTTAGATCCAAGACGAACATTATCAATAATGTTTGGTAGATATAAAGGGTTACTAGTAAAACTTGGACTCGTTTTAATATCAGCTAATTGGAAAAAATCCCTAAAACTGGTTGCCAATATAGAGAATGCGTTTACTAAGTTAACATCTTTTATAATAGGTACTGATAGTAATGGAAAGAAGGTAAACAGATTTTCTCTTGCTAGTGAATTATTTAGTTTTGTTGGATTAAAGCAGATTCCAGAATTTGCAAAAAATACTTTAAAGAAATTAAAGGATTCAGTTAGGTCTAGTTCTATATTAGCTGCATTTGATCATTTATTTATGGGAACAAAAAGGGGATCAAAAACAGTTGTTAATTCCCTTGAGAAATTCCTTACAAATATATTTGATGATAGAAGAAGAGCCCTTGAAATGATTCCAAAATTAG